AGTTGATTGGTATACTTCCCATTGTAAGCGGTGTGTTGGTGTTGGATTCCCAAGCGATGCGTGTGTCCACAAATAATGCTAAGTCCTGCACGCTTTGCAAGGCTAAGTGCAGTTCCTCCCGCATTGCTATTAAGACTTCCTTCGTCTCCGTGGGCCATAGCCCATCCTGGAGCGAAGTTCCATATTTTATTATGGTATGTGATATCGAGTTCATCGTATCCAAGAAGTGTTTGATAGTCAAGACTTCGGAGTGAAGCAAGTGCAGGAGCGTACTTGTTGATGTAGTTTTCAATTCTATCTCCGTGATTACTTCTCATAGTGTGGAAAGGTTTATCTCCAAGTGATTCCTTAAAGCCTTTCATAATTTCGTGAGCCTTGTCTAATCCTTTTTGTAAGGTACCTGCATACTCACCTGCGGTACCCTTGTTCCAGCGACTCGGCTCAGGACTATCTGCCTCATCACCTACACAAAACAATTCATCAGGCTCATAATCTTTTACGAATCTTTGTACGTTAGTGACTAGCCTAGCATCGTGATATGGTGCTTGAATATCACTCAGTACGATTACTCTTTTCATTCGTGTTCCCATCGTTTGGGGTCAGGCCACTTGTCATCAAGTACCATTGTAGCAATGACGGCGTAGTTGGCTAGGTCAAGAAATGAATCTACAAGTGACTCGTTCTCAGGCTGTGCGCCTGACTCTATTAAGTTATTTATCCTAGATATCTTATCATAAATGCGTACTCGCAAACCATTTAGTGGACCACCTGGTGCGTTAGCAATGTTGCCTGGTCCGTAATCAGTTTGCTTGCTAACTAGAACCTTGTGAAGTGTCTCGTAATAACTAGACGATGCTTCAGAAAATTCAGTTATCGTTGTTGGTTTCGTCATCTAACAACTCCTTTATTTGTTCGTCTATATTTTTTAGTGACACTTCTACTATTGCTTCTTCCCATTGCTCACGCAATACCCCACTAGCGGAGGAGTAAAGGGCAGCAGCAATTCCCTCTACTGTTTCTTGGACATCTTCATTTCTGCCCTCTTCAGACAGCATAAAGATACCTTCCATAAGACTCCATAGGTCAAGCATAAAGCCCTCACCCACGTGCACAGTCATATGCGGAACTGTTTCATTGTGCTCAGCAAAGTCAAAGATGTTAGTCAAGATTTCTCCACAATCCTCGCATACGAATGGCTTCTTTTCTTTCATTTGAGTTTTTCTGCAAACCATTCTTTACCCTGCTTGATGAATGTCGAGTTGACATCTTCACCCTCAGGCATATGGATGGTTGTGACATTGCCTAACTCTTTAGTTAAAGACTTGGCAAAGTCTGACCCTGCTTGGTCTCCATCTGCGAACACATAGATAGAGTCGAAGTCATGCAGGATTCTTGTGTAGTGCCTCTTCCAATTGTTAGTTCCTGGAACTCCGATGGACGGGTAACCCATACAACTGTCTAGTGTGATGGTGTCTATCTCGCCTTCGCATACTGCTATCCAAGACTTGGCACGAAAGAAAGCATTGACATTGTAGAGATGCGTAGTTGCACCAGCAAGACCAAGGTACTTGGGTTGCTCTGCACCCATTGCCCTAAACCGTAAATCAACTATGCCATTCTTAGTTATGTAAGGTATGGCAAGTCTTCCAACATACTGCTCATGTCCGTTGAGTGGGTCAGCAACTACACCAAGCCTGTGCCTAAGAGCGTCTTCGTGAGATAATCCCCTGCTCTTTAGGTACTCTGCGCCCAAGGCTAGGCTCTTTTGATAGTGCGCTACGCTTCTCTCCAGTGATTCTTTCAGCGAATGTGATGGCCTCGCCATAGTTCTTGCCCTCTCTTTCCATAATTATTTTGTAGGTGTCGCCTTTTATCTGACAAGCAAAACATATAAATATATTTAGTTCTTCGTTAACTGAGGCAGATGCAGTGCGGTCATCATGAAATGGACACTTGCATTTAACCCATCCTCTGCCTGACCTAACGGTAGCACCATAGTGCTCAAGGATTTGTTTAATCTTATGCTTTCCCATTTCTGTTCCCTCCTTAATTCTACCACGGAAAACCTTTCAATCTTACAACAACATACGCATCGTCTAAAGATTTACCTCTAGCCTTGATAACAACAACGGGACTAGGTATCTTCTTTAATCCTCTGTGCTTTGCATAGTTCTCTGCTTCTATCTCTGCTTCTTTGAGCCAGCCTGATAAGTCTATCTTGTTGCCAGCCCCAGGTGCCTTGGCTTCTATGATGTACATATTCTTCTTAGCATTAACGAACACGTCACCTTCATCGTTCTTACCAGTGCGTGCCAGTCGTTCGGCTATGTGTTTGAGGTTGCGAAACCAATCACGTACCTCTACCTCAAAACGTGAACCTCGTTGCTTATGTGACTTACGTGTTGTCATAGTATGTTAACAATTAAATTTGTTAGTATGGTAAAGTAAATACCTGCTGACAAGCCTACAATAAACATAAACCATTCATCAGATTTCATTTAGTCCTACTTTCTTTTCGTATTCTTTTTACAATTTCCCGATTGCTAAGTACATAGTGTAACTCATCACGAAGTTTTTTATTCTCTCGTACTAAAATTACAATTACAAGTACAAGTATTGCGGTTATCATATTGTCCTCTCAGGTACATCTGCTATGAACATAAACTCAGGATTGAACTGAAGCCAGTGTGCTGTCGCACCTGAAGCATCAGCCTTACCGTAACGATTCTTTACTGGTGCTACTGCCAAGAAACCTCTAGCATCTTGAGCAACAGTACATATTAGTGCTGGCAATTGTGCCACCTTGCCTTGTAATGCTGAGCGTGGTGGGCATGGGTCACCATTAACTGCCTCACTTGTATGGTGCAATAGCAGTAGTGAAGCGTTGGTATCACGGGCTAGATACTTGAGTTCTTTAATCGCTGACCTAAGCCCTGACCATTCCTCTGCTCCATCCATTGCTACATCTATCAAATTGTCTACGACAATCAGGTGTGGGCTACTGCCCAACAATTCTTCCACTGCTGATACTTCATCATCTATGTCTGTTAGTGATGGTGCTGAATCGAACGACCAAAAGATATGGCTTGCGTGTTGAGACAATTGCTCAGCACACCAAGCAGGATTGATATCTAATAGCATTTCTGAATCCTCTTGCGACTTACCTGTAATCATTGACAGTAATCGCATAGCCATGGTGTGTGCATTTGTATCTGCTGAAATGTAAAGTGTTGGCACCTTGGTGCGTAGTGCTATTGACAATGCCAGTGTGGATTTACCTACACCTGGTGCACCTGCAACCATGCTAACTTCGGCACGGCGAAAGATTATTTTATTCTTCTCAAAGGTAGAGAAAACAGATGGCAAAGGTTCGCCACCAATATCTACTCTACCTACTGAACGGTTAAGGGTTTTCATTTATCTCCTCCGAGAAAAGAGTAAGGGAGAGACGGCTCCGCAACTGTCTTTCCCTTACTCATATCTTTTTACTTAGGGTTAACTGGCTTACATTGTGTAGCCCTTGGCCCAGTACAGGCCCAGAACTTGTAAGGCTTGCCAGTCTTACTGGATACACCTTCCATCCACTTCATTGGACCATGCACACATACTGGTGCCTGACCCTCACTTGGAATTGAAACAGATGGTGGTGTTGGTGACCAACTATCTATCGCTGATGTAGTAACAGCAGTGTTAGTAGTAGCCAATGATGTTGTAAGTGGGGCAAGAGTACCAGCAACCTTGAGGTTGCTACTAATCTTGTTTATCAGTTCAACAACTGAGTCATCAAAAGCCATTAGGTTTTTAACGAACTCGTCAATCGTGTTGCCACGAATGTTTGTCATGTCTTGTTCCTTGTAACCACCCTTAAAGGATGATTGGAACTTCCATTCTTCCGACATTATTTTTTCTCCTCAATATATATCGGTATCTTTTTTGTATCTGCTAGTGGATACCATTCGCAGAACTCTCTTGCTGAGCACATGTGGCAGTGCCCGTGGTTGGGTAGGAATATGCCAGCCCTTCTTGCTTTCTCAAAGCCTGTCACGATATCCATAATCTGTTTACTTGGATACCCGTCAAGGTCTGTTATTCCCTCAGTACCAGCCTTCCTTGCCATCCAGTATGTGCCCCATCTAGGACGAATACCATACACCAAGTCAATGCCAGTGGCATAGAACGCTAATTGTAAATCAGAACTAGGCGTACGTTTTCCTGTCTTAAGGTCTACTATTACTAACTCGCCATCAGGACGCTCGAAGATACGGTCAATGCTCATCTTTACTGGTACATCATTCATATTTACTATGAAATCTAATTCAATGGCTAACCTGTTGTCAGGTGCTCGCCATATCTTCCAATCAACAGCATCACGCCAAGCAATCCAAGACTGAAGCATGGCCTTGCCATTCTCATTCCACCACTGATAGTTCTCACCATCAGGGTTAGCCTTGGTTTGACTAGACTTAGTGACACGCCATTCATCAGGCTTAGCGTTAAGAGTTTCTTCCTCCCACGCTGTCTGCCAAATCTTATCTACCACCATCCCTTTTGCTTCCTCTCGTTTAAGGCATTACAAAATCCATCATACCTATGCTTAGCATAGGCGACTGCAAGTTTGGTCTGTTGGATTACATTCCACTTCTTGTCTTTGTGCATCAACTGAAACAATCCCCAAGCACCACTAAAGACGTTGATACTTCTGTCATTCCATCTTGACTCAGCATAAACTATCTCATCAGCACACTTGGCTTCTTGAAGTCCTTCTTCTGTCACTATGTATTTAAGTACTTTAGTTCGTGACCTGTCTGCTCTTTGCGAATATCTTGGGTCGTTGATAAATATTTCTTCAACAATATCAGGTGGTAATGGAGGTGGGGTTATCATTCTCCCTCTCTCTGCTTGTCATACAATTCTGTGGCTCTGTGTACAGCACTACCACCGAATAACCAAGCACTAGGTTCTTCTTCTATTGTCATGATTCGAGTTAATAAATACAAATGTCCACACGATAACCAAGTCGTTAGACTTGAATAACTTATGTGTTCAGGCAAAGTTTTGCCGTTGATTTCTATTGCCATAGGTTTCCTCTCCTGTCTTAAGGCAAAAGAATTAGGTTAGCAGTCGGAGAGGAGGAGGTTTGCGTAAGAAAGGATGAATAACTTACACGCAACAACTACTAACCTAATTCTTATGTATATATTATATTCTAATATATACATTCCCCCCTCACGGGGGGAATATTATGTAATGTTATTAAAGTATAGCATTAGGTAGGTCTAATGGACAAGGGGCAGTCACCAGCGTGTCGCAACTAAAACAGGTGGCTTCTGTCCCCCATCCAGCAGGTTCATAGGTCTCAGGGTCAAAGATAACTGGGACATTAAACCACACGCCGCCACAGGTGGGGCAAGCGGCTGTGGGTATCCCTCTCCAGTCAGGTGTCTTAGTCATGAGTACCCCCTAGGAGGCCCTGTGCTTCAATCTGAGACGCTTTTACCTTGCTATTGTACTTGATACTAGATAAAGTCACGCATTTCTTACACCTAATGTAGTAGGGCCTGTAAGATTCAGGGTTCCTATTGAAGTGGAAGTTGATGTCGTTCTTGGTCTTAATTGGGTGACCATTCCGACAGACACTTGTCCTGCTTAGGTACTTGTCAATGATGTCCTCCTCTTCGGAGGCACTAATCTTGGGTATCCAAGCATCAAAGGTCACGGATTTAGGTAGGATTTTACTCCTTCTCCTGATGGCTCTGCGCTCTTGGTGGGTAGTGCTTCCCCAAAATCCTTGTACATCATTACGTAAAGCGTACTCTAAACATTCATTCCTGACTACACAATTACCACAAATCTTTCTTAAGACAGGTAATCTTTCCATGTAGAAACCCTTGGTATCCTCCTCATCGAAGAACAATTCAGGCTCTATGTTTTCTACGGCACAGTTACCTTTTTGTCTGATTAAGTTTAACAACTGAAAGTCAGAAATATTTTCCATCGTTTACGTCCTCACCCTCTAGTGATTCTATTCTGTAATCATCCGCTCCACCACGTTCAAGCATAGAGACGGCATCGGCAAGGGCCTCACTTTCATCCTCAGCCCATACATAAATCGTGACAGATACACTCCATTTAAGATTGTTACTGCTTGATTCAGGTTCGTTTATCATGATTCTCCTCTATCATTTACTATTAGGAAGTCTTCTATTTCTTCCTCTGTTGGTTGTCGCTCACCTAAGTATTCCTTGTAGTCGGCGTCAATTAGTTTGTCCCATTCAGGCTCATTCATTGTTGGTCTTCTTCCAGTTAGCCAAATCACTTACTGCTTCACTAACTGCTAGGTGAAACTCTTGGAAAGTACACTCAGACCAATCCAAATACACATAAACATCTATGTGTTCTTGAATCTCTTTTGCTTTGTCTAGTGATACCTCTGCATACTGCGCTATTAAATGTGTCCACATGTTCATTTCTTTTCCCCTCTCTTTATGTCATCCTCTGCGTCAAGTATTAACATGAACGCAAGGCTGTCTAGGTCACGGGCACCATTGTAAAACAAATCTATGGCATCCGCAAGTGCATCCTTGTGCGCGAAGTCGTCATCTAATACGCTCCAAGTATCATTAAGTACATTAGCCAACCTGTGTGTAGCGGTTGCTAACTCTGTGAAATGTTTCACTAGGTCGGTGTTGTTACTCATCGTTTATTTTCTTTTTCAATTAGTTTGAGGGCTAGGCGAATACCATCTGCCTTGCCCTCGGTGTAGTGAGAGTTACTATCGCAACCATCTGTATTATCGTGCCACTTTTCTACCACTTTAAGTTCCTTATGTAATTTAATCTGTAAGTTAGTAAGCGGTAATTCAACTTCTCTTATCGTCATCTTGTTCATCCTTTTATTTTTATTCCATACCCACGGTAGGTACAGATGAAAGAAGTTCTGTCTTAAGACACAACTTCAATCATCCGCAACTAATTTATGCGAAGTGTTGAGAACGCTTCGGCTATTGCCTCGGCTAGATTTTCTAACTGAGACGAGCCTAGAGGTACCACGCTATCGCTGTTTGAGTCATACACCTCCACCGAATACAGCGTGTACCTTCCTTCATTCTCAAAAATCTGACAAGCGGATACATTAACTGTTAACTCCATTTGTGTGTGCTTCTCTAAGATTGGTAGTGCCATTAGTATTTTACCTCCCCCCACAATGCTTGTTGAATTATTATGTGAGAACATGAGTCAAGAGATTCAAGGTCACCAACTGAGTAACTACCACAATGATAACATCCACTCTCTACTAATTGCAACCAGGCCCAAAACAAATCCATCTGTGTGATAGTTTTAGTTTTTATTTTGTCCTCGTCTTCATCCTCACTAAATAAAATTTTTACAGCGTCAGCAGACTCCCAATTTCCGTTGATAAACTTTAACTCTTCAAGAAATCTTGGCGTCATACTACTGCCAAAAACTTCATACCAAAGGCGGTCAAGTAATGTCTGTGGAATTTGATTAGTCATCATCATCATCCCAATCTTCAAACTCTAAGCCTAAACCATTACTAATAGCGTACTTGGCTATCTCGGTTAGAGTATCAGCGAAAGCCAACTCACCATTAGACTCGTTGAAAGTTTCATAGCACCCGTTGGCTTCACGTATTCTTATCTTGTAGTCATACATCAGAGTAACTACCTTCCAACTCGACTTCATAACCATAAGGCGGGGTACCTAAGTTAATACCTTGAGTATCTAATAACCCCAAAGCCCGCCGCTTGGCCTCTTCTTCTGTGTCTGCGTCAACACAAGTATTTATTGTAAAGTATTCATAGTTAAGTGTTATGTAATAAAAGTTCATCGCTTATTTACTCCTATTCTTATCTTGTAATCGTACATCTTGTTCATCCTTTCTTCCTGCTTAGTTGCAGGTGAAAAACTTCCTGTCTTAAGACAAGAAGTTAATCATCCACCTTTAATCAGAAACATGTCCCTCGTTTATTAAACTCAATAAGAAATCTTGAACACGTCTTAATCCATCCCTGTAATAAGGAACGTAATCATCTATCTGACATAAATAAAGTTTTACATTAGTGTCATGTAAAAGGTCAATCATTTTATGAATGTCGCCTTCCGTAGTTTCATCTAACATTAGTTAGCCCCTATCCCGTAGTCTTGGCAAACTAGCATTACCGCGTCATCTAAATCAGCGATAAGTATTTCTATCTCGTTATCCGTCATTCCTTTAGTCATTTCTGCGCTTACTGATGAGGCCCATACTTCCTTACTCATTTATTTCATCCTTTCTTCCTACATCTGTTTAGTTGTAGGTGGAAGATGTCCTGTCTTAAGACAGAACACCAACCATCCGCAACTATCGGCGTGTAATTCTTCTTGCTTTTCTAATTCGTGGTGCTATGAACTTAATTGTTGCTACTGCCAAAACTACCACAACAACAGCCTTCAAGTCAACACCAACATACAACTCACGAGCAAGGTTGAAATCTAGCCAACCGCTTGGGTAGATTTCTAACTCTAATACATTATCCATTTTTTTCATCCTTCTAGGTGTACTGATTTAGTTCACCCCAACCAACTCCTGCCTTAAGACAGGAGATGATTGGCACGCACTAAAGTTTTGTGCCTTCAGGCATGTGTTGCAATCTTAAACTAGCCCAATAAGACCATTTACCATCTTTGTAAAGGTAGAGATAGTCAATCCAACCGTTACTTGAGTCTATCCACCAACTGAATTCAGATTCGTATTTTCTGCTCTCTGTGGCGGTCTCTCCTCTGTCTCTACCATAGGCAAGGCACCAGTCTTGGTTTGGATTGCTGAAGTCTTGAACCTCTCCAATCTCTGCCCCTAATGTGGAAAGGTCTCCCAAATCCATCAACTGGCGCACCTTGTCGGCGTCTTGGTAATGCTTGGAAAGCACTACGCCTACACCTTCAGGGTATCCATCGAAGTGGCAATAAATCGAGCGAACCTCTCCGCTCTCTTCTTTGATTCCGATTCGGCTTCGTGTTGCCATTTTTCATCCTTTCGTTTTGTTCCTGTCTTAAGACAGGAGGAAAGGCAGGGCACTAAGTCCCTGCCAAACCTTCCGACTTAATCCGTTAGAAACTCCTTGGCAATTTTTGCCCAGGTGTCGCCACCCCAGCCCCTGAGTAACTGAGAGAGTAGCAAATTTTCCTTTAGTTCTTGGGCGTAATGAATCTCCACCCATTCTTCTAATCTTTGCCCGCCTTCGTAGTGGTTTTCCTCGTAACCTATTAACACCTCAGAAATTGAGAAGAACGTGGCCTCATCGTTTTGAGCGACTAGAAGAAAATCCTCGATAAATTGCTCTTGTGCTGTTGGTTGTCTTGTTTCCATTTTGAACCATCCTTTTTGTTGTGTTCTTCTGTCTTAAGACAGAAGAAGAAACAGCAGGGGCGAACCCCTGCTGAATCTTCCCCCCTCTTTACTCGGTGGCTTTGTAATCTTCTCCGCATTTCTTGCAAGTCACCCCGATTTCTAAGACCTTTTGGCTTAGTCGGATTATGTTCTCACATTTGCAGGTTGCTTTGAGGTTGTTCTTGTTTCTTGGTTTCGGCGTGTCTTCGCCTCCCTCTTCGCCTCCCTCGGTCCCTCCGCTTGTTCCCTTGGTCTTAACTGTTGCCATCCCTTGGGCGTAGATTGTTATGCCCTGTTCGATTAGGTCGAGAACATCGGCCCACCTCTCGGCGCACTGGTCGCTCACCTCGGTTTCACTCCAGCCGTTTTTATTCTCGGTTATTGTGAGGCCGAAGGCCTCCGCCTGTGCCTTGAATTTCTTATTATGTCGGCCATTAGTGTCGGTCCCTCTTACATCCTCGGCGTGATTCTTCGCATGTGCCCCCTCATGTAGCAGGGTCCCTAGAACGGCGCGGGCACCGCGTGCGAGATTCTCACCGCTTATCATAATTTCGTGAAGTTTCTCGCCATCTTTCGCGCTCCACAATTTGGAGGGCGTGAAGTGTCCCCATGCCCTAGGGTCTCGCTTCACAATCACTACGGCAGGCGGTAAGCCTTCGCGCTGTTGGATTGTGGCGTATGCCTCACTTAAGGCCCCTACTATTGGGGCGAGTGTTGCTGTTTTCATTTGGTCATCCTTTCGATTGGTATCACTTGACGCCGTAAGACTTAAGGCCTTAAGACATCAAGCGAAACGGGGCACGATGTCCCCGATTCACTCGGATGTTTCCCCCTGTTTAGTTATTGCCTTTTCGGCGTATTGCTTGGGTCTCTAGTTGCCAAGTGCGAGAGGATTCGGCCCCGTCTCCTGCTTGGTACTTTTAGTGCAATTTAGTTATGAGAGTATTATCGAACTTTAATTCCCCCATTTCAAATTGAACACGTGAACAATAGGTGAACAACAGGTGAACAATAATCCACAAGTTATCCACAGGGTTAGGGGTCTTGAGAATGGTTACTGAATAGACAGCATTCGGATATTTAACTTTATTACATGTATTTGATGTAACAATGCAAAAAAATGTAATAGTTATTCACAAGATACACACAGGTGTGGATAACCTGTGGATAAAGGGGGACCCCCCTATGCTTAATTCGCACACCCCCCCCTACCCCCTCTACTCACCTTAAATATTTTTCATAGTTATTTCCCCCCACCATACCTATATTCATCAGGTATTATGTAACCTTAAAAAAATTCTCAGAAAACTATATGTTCGGTACCCGTTTTAGACGGGGTTAATATAAGTAGAGGATAAATAATATATAGCCAGCCCTGAGGCTGGCGTATTAGCCAGGCTTGGTGCCTGGCATATAATCAATATGGCTCGCTTGCGCGAGCCTAATATATACTTGATAAGGACTTTGACAATATGGCAGCAGGTAGTGGAGACAACCATCACTTTGCCCAGAAGCAGAAGAAGAACCAAGAGGCTTACCTAGCACTCATCAGCAATGGTGTAGGTGTATCAGACGCAGCCAAGGCTGCTGGGGTAAAACTTCAAACGGTCTATACCTGGCGAGCCAGAGACAAAGCCTTCAGTGACCGTGAGAGGGATGCTCGCTCGGTTTACGAGAAAGCCCGTGAGCGTGGTGCTCACTCAACCTCTACTATAGAGTTCGAGGACTTCTCAGAAGAGTTCCTCAACATGAAAGTTTACCCCCATCAGCGCAACTGGGTAGATATTCTTGAGGGCAAGCAACCTTCCTGGCTACACCCCAACATGGTCTTCCAGCAAGCCAGCCCAAATAGGCTTCTAGTAAACGTGCCCCCTGAGCACGCAAAGTCAACCACAATCACAATCAACTATTGTGTCTACAGAATTTGTAAAGACCCAAACACTAGGATTATGATTGTTTCTAAAACACAGAATTCTGCTGCTAAGTTCCTTTACTCAATTAAGCAGCGATTAGCACATCCCCGCTGGGCGAAGTTACAGGCTACCTTCGGACCTGCAGGTGGATGGAAACAAGATGCTGACCAATGGAAAGCCAACAGCATCTACCTAGGCACTGAAGCCCGTGACTCGGACCAAAAGGACCCAACAGTTGAGGCTATCGGTATAGGTGGCCAAATCTACGGTGCACGTGCGGATTTAATTATTCTTGATGACGTTGTAGTTACCAGCAATGCCCATGAATGGGCTAAGCAACTTGACTGGCTACAGAAGGAAGTCATTACCCGTCTTGGTAAGAATGGTAAACTTCTAATAGTTGGAACACGAATTTCGTCTAACGACCTCTATCGTGAAATCCGCCAACCCGAACATTGGCAAGGTGGGCAGTCTCCCTTCACATACTTAGCAATGCCAGCGGTTCTGGAGATTACAGATAAACCGCAGGATTGGGTTACGCTCTGGCCTAAGTCTGACCGTCCTTGGGATGGTGAGCCAGATACAGAACCAGATGAGAATGGGGACTACCCTAAATGGGATGGACCAACGCTATTCCAGCGCAGGTCTGAAGTAACCCCTAACACTTGGGCTATGGTGTATCAGCAACAAGATGTTGAGTCTGATGCAATCTTCCCATTAGTGTCAGTTAATGCTTCTATCAATCGTATGCGTAAGGCTGGGCCTCTCAAGCAAGAAGGCCAGTTCTACACCATCATGGGTCTTGACCCTGCTATGGCAGGTAAGACCGCAGCGATTATGTACAGCATTGACAGGATGACTGGTAAGCGATACGTGCTAGATGCTTACAACATGAAAGACCCAACACCTGGCAAGATTAGAGATTTGATTTCTCGCTGGATTGACATGTATCAACCAGCAGAGGTTAGGATTGAAACTAACGCTCATCAGAAAGCCTACGCTTTAGATGAGGACTTCCGTCAGTTCCTAGCAGTTAAGGGTGTTAAGTTCTCAGGCCAGTTTACTGGTAACAATAAGTGGGACACTGGCTTTGGTGTGGCTGCCATGTCAGACCTGTTTGGTACTGTTAACAATGGCAAGCATCAAAAAAATAATTTGATTGAACTTCCTGCTGCTGACAATGAGCACTTCAAGGCTTTAGTAAATCAGTTAATTACTTGGTCACCCGACACAAAGGGGCCAACCGACTTAGTTATGGCACTATGGTTTTGCGAGATACGTGCCAAAGAAATAATGAAGAAGAATCAACAGCGGTCTTATCACACAGGTGACCGTTGGAGTACACGGCAAGCATACGAATCTCAGTCCATAGTCAACCTTGACGAGATGAAGTATCAGCCCAATGTCATCTATATGTAAAGGCGAATAATGGTTTTAAGCATAAATGAAGTAGCGAACAAGGTAGAGAACCTCAAGAGACGCTACGCTGCACGTGATACCCGTATGGGTGATGTGCTACAAGTTCGCCGTGGCGAAATGACTAGCCTATTTGGTGATTACTTCCCAGAGGGTATGTCCAAGCCAATGATTGCTAACTTCATTGATGTTGCTGCTAGAGACGTATCTGAAGTTCTAGCACCGCTGCCTTCCTTTAACTGTGTTCCAAGCGATACGACTAAAGACCGTGCTCGCAACTTTGCTGACAAGCGCACAATGATTGTCAACAACATAGTACAGACTTCCCGTTTACAGACTCAAATGTATACGGGAGCAGACTGGTACATCACATTTGGTTTCTTACCAATTGTTGTAGAACCAGATTATGATGAGCGATTGCCTCGCATCCGAGTAGAAAGCCCTTTGGGTGCTTACCCAGAATTTGACCGCTACGGACGGTGCGTGTCATACGCGAAACGCTACATGAAAACAGTTGGTGAATTAGTCATTGACTTCCCAGAATACGAATCAAAGATTATGGGTGGACAAAGAGAATTTGCTGACTTAAATGCAATACTAGAAATGATTCGCTATGAGGATAAAGACCAAATTATTTTGTTCTTGCCTTCTCGAAAGAATCTAGTTCTTCAGCGTACTGAGAATCCAATTGGTGATTTAACAGTACGTATTGCTCGTAGACCAGGCATAGATGAAGAACCACGTGGTCAATTCGATGATGTACTTTGGGTGCAACTAGCCCGTGCACAGTTCGCCACTCTTGCAATGCAAGCAGCAGAGCGTAGTGTCCAGGCACCTCTGGCTTTGCCAGATGATGTTGACGAATTTGCTTTCGGCCCAGATGCAATCATTCGTTCGCAACGCCCTGACCTAATTAGACGAGTAGGATTAGATTTACCTACCGCTGCATTTACTGAGCAAAATATTTTGGAGCGTGAGATTCGTCTTGGCTCACGTTATCCAGAAGGCCGTACAGGAAGCATTGACGCAAGTGTAATCACTGGTCAAGGCGTACAGGCTCTTATGGGTGGCTTTGATACTCAAATCAAAACAGGACAACAAGTTTTGTCTGACACGTTTGAAGATGTTCTTTCTCTATGTCTTAAGATGGATGAGAAACTCTTCGATGATGAAAAGACAGTTCGTGGTACGCACCAAGGTGCGCCATATGAAATTACCTACAAGCCTGGCAAGGACATCAAAAGCGACTATCACGTACAGGTACGTTATGGTTTGATGTCTGGACTAGACCCATCTAGGGCACTTATATTTTCACTACAGGCATTACAGGCTGGCTTAGTATCTAAAGACTTTGTTATGCGTGAACTTCCTTGGTCAATGAATGTTGGTTTAGAAACACAACAAGTTGACATAGAAAGATTACGTGATAACTTAAATGGTGCAATTAGTGCCATGACTCAAGCAATACCTGCAATGGCTACTCAAGGACAAGACCCATCTGACTTAGTAGAAAAAATTGCTAAAGTTATTGATGCTCGCAAGAAGGGCACTACTGTGGAAGACGCAGTGCTTGGTATCTTCAAGAAAGAAGAACTAGAGGCCCCTGAAGTAGTAGAGCAACCACAGATGTCCCCAGCGGTTGAGCCAGGTGCCCCTGTAGAAGAAATCCCACAAGAACAGATGGGTGCTCCAGGTGAGGCTGCTCCTGCTGGGGCAACTCCTCCACCAGATATAGCGGCAATCCTAGCGCAACTAGGAGGATAGTATGACAACTATAGTTGCAGTAGAGTCTAAACACTTGGCAACAATAGTAGCAGAGTCATACACTACATATGGAGATAGGCCTTACTACCATCCAGATGTAAAAAAAATTACTAAGTCTGGTAGTTGGCTACTTGCAGCATCTGGTGATGCTAGGGCCTGTGACATTATTACTAATGTTTGGAAGCCCCCCTCACCTAGAGGAAATAAAAACTTACATATTTTTGTTTCTACTACGGTAATCAAAAGCCTTCGTAAAATCTTATCTGAGAATGAATACACTCAGCAACCTAAAGATGATGGTTTTGATTTGCTAATGATATTAAACGGGCAAGTGTTTCACATAACAAATGATTTTACATTATTAAAAAGCATTAACGGTTTGTACGGGATTGGCTCTGGTTCTGCATACGCACTAGGTGCGATAGAAGCAGGAGCGGATATTGTGCAAGCAGTACGCATAGCAATTGAGTTAGACATCAATAGCGGTGGACCAATTCAAGTTGAAATTTCAGAAAGGACAAGTAATGGCACCAAGTAAAGGCAAACCAGTATCTGGTCCAGGTCGCTTGTCTCAGCGTACTGACTTAAGTCTTGCTCGCAATGTTTCTCAGAACCCAACTCAAGGCGCAAAAGAAATGCCAAGTGCTAGATATGGCGAAGGCAAAGAAACATCCGAATTGCAAAAGGCTGCACCAATGAGGGGTAATTCAGTTAGAGTTCCTAACGTACCCATTGCTCCACTAAGTGGACCATCAATGCGACCAGAAGAACCTGCAGAAGTAGGTATGCCATTTGGTGCAGGTGCTGGGCCAGAGTCTTTAGCGTTGCCTCCAATGCAACCAGTTATTCCACAAGAATTAACAACAGTTGCTAAGTACTATGATGCTTTAGAAAATATGGCACGTGCTACAGAAGCGCCAGAATCATTTAAATTATTTGTACAGGCAATTCGTTCACAACTAGGTAGACAATGAGATTAGCCAATAACATTGCAGCATTTGTTAATGTTCTTGGTCTTGACTATCCAGGTGCAGTATTTGAATTAGCCAATATGCCTTGGGAGTCTGACCAAGAAAGAGATAAGTTTATCTATGAAATTGCTACACTTGGACAAGGTGGTCAGTAGTGAGTTTTTGGGATAACTTAAAAGATACTTTAATGAAGCCTGTTAAGGCAATTGGCGAAGGATTAGGTGCAGCCTTTGGCGCACCTGGTGCTGCTGTAGGTGGCGTGGTTCAATCACAGGCTATTAGAGCAGGTGTACCAAGTAATCTTGCTGCTCGGGCTGGACAGCAAGCAAAAGTAGATGTTTCTACTAAAGGCCTTGCTGCAGTAGCAGAACTTGCTACACCTTATCGTGAATTGGTTGCAGAACCATTCGTTGCTGCAGAGTTTGAAGGTTGGGTTGCAGGTGGTCGTGAGTTTCTTGAAGGCCTACCTGGTCAATCACGTTTTCAAGAATCTGAAATTGCTCAGTACGTTTCGCCTGGTCAGACTATTGTTCGTGGTATAGGTCAGTTTTCTCCTTGGGAAGAAGCAGTTGACAAAATTGACTTTACAGACCGTAAGCAAGTACAAGATTTCTTTAGCAAAGGTGCACCAAAGTTTTGGTCTGGCACAGCAGACTTTGCTTTTACTATTGGTGCAGACCCATTTTTAATTGCAGGTAAAGGTGTAACTACTGCACGCACTAGCCTTTTGGCACAACCAATTAAGTCAGCAGAAGATGTTGCTTTTCAAGTAGGAAAAATTGATGCTGCTGTTGTAAACCAATCTTCCCCTTGGCGACCTATCATTAATGACATTATGAGTGATAGAGTGCAAACTGAAGCAGATATTATTTCTAGCGGTTTGTTTGCTCACGCAACAAAGCCAATAGACTTAGCAGCGTCATTAATTGCTGCTAAAAAACTAGGCCGTGAGGCTGTTGGTGATGTATTTAAAGTTGCTATTGGTGATGCTAATGCTTTGTCTAAAGTTAAATCGCAATCAGAAGCAGCACGCAAAGCACTTATTGATGCAGAGAAAATTCCTTCTTGGATTAAAACTCAACTAGAAAAGCCCATTGTTGGTGACCCAGATTTGTTTGGGCCATTCATTACGCCAACTGATGCAGATAAACTTGCACGTGAGGCTGCTGAACAAATTAAAAGATACGAACAAGTTGATGAAGGCTTGTCACGTATTCTTAAAGGTGACTTTGAAGCAGGCACTGAGTATGATGGTTTATTCGGTACTATTCGTAGCAAAAGCACTTCACGTTATGAGTTCTTAGAACGAGCACGTGTAAAGAATGCTGGTCGTGCTTCTGAATCTTACTGGGTTGTAAATGATTATACCACTCCAGATGGCTATACTACTAAAATACTTTCGTGGTTAAATCGCGGTAACTTACAGAACGAAGTTCCTGCTGGTTACATAATTACAAATGAAAGTGCTAGTCAATCAGCATTTCGTGAAGTTGCTGCTAACGCTCGTTTCATTGCAAAAAAGACTGGACAGTCTCCTACTTGGGCTAAACAAAAACTATCTGATTGGTCTAAGTTAACAACAAAAATAGAGCGCAATCAGTTTATTAAAGACTTTGAAGACGAAGCAGCCTATTTAATTATTAAGAAAAATGTTCCTGGCACAGAAGATATGACTGTTCCTCAGTTAGATTTACTTAAAGTATTAGTCAAAGAAATTACAAAAGGCTACAAGCAGGCACGCTACAAAGAATTAGTTAAGACTATAGATAGCGGTTTTCATACAATTGATGGTACTGGTACACCAGTATACGTTAAAGGTTTAGAAGATTTACTAAAAGGTCTTGGTGAAGATGTACCAAACTATCGCGCTAAACTTATTAAAGAGTTAGAAAGTGCTCCGCTTTTTGAATCAGACATTGCTGCTGTTTTGCAGATAATGGATTTTGATGCTTTTGAAAGTGTAATCAAAACTAGCCCTACACGTCTTGCTGCAATGGTTGAAAAGATTAAAACTAGCGGTCTTGACGAGCGCGGTTTGCGTAGCCAGATTAAAGCAATTGCTAGCAAAAATGTTGGAACAACTAAAACTGGTGCTGAGCAATTAACTAAGACTATGACTGCACAGTTAGTAGATTACGCAAAAGCAACTGGTGATACATTTAATGCTATTTGGAAACCAATTACTTTGATGCGTTTAGGTTATCCTATTCGTAACGTAGCAGAAAGTGGTTTGCGTTTACCAGTTGCTATTGCAGCACTAAGTGAAGAACTAGGGTACAGCAAGTGGGCACTTACTAAAGGTTTATTTCCATCTGTTGAATCTACTAAAGTAGCAGTTAATAATATTCTTGAGTTTAATAAAACACGTGTTGGCAAATATAAACTTAAGCAACAAGAACTTGATATTGTTTCTGATATAGATGCAGCGGATAACCTTATCCGTCAGTACACTAGAGGTGTAAGTGATTTAGTTCGTGAAGCAAATAAATACATACGTGAAATTAAATCAATCCGAAATACACGTTTAGATGATATTGATAACCTATTTAAAATAGCAATCACTAAGTTTCCAAAATCTAAACAAGATGAATATACGCGGTTAATGAATAAGTTTATTGACGACAGCATCACTGATGCTGAGCAAGATAAAGTTATTGAACTATTTGTAACTAAATTACAGAACGAAAAAGATGTGGCTGAATTTGCCTCATTCTTTAAATTCTTAAACGAAGCATTGCAGAATAACCTTGATGAAGTTGCTACATTACTAGAGCGTGGTGCTCGTGGTAAAGCAGCAGCAAAAGCACGCAACATTGGTAAGTATCCAATTAGTCCTATTGAAATTAATTTACTTGATAGAGTGCGTGCTGTTTATGAAGATATAATCTTTAAAAATCAAGCACTTGCAGACCAGCAACTAAAGCGCGGTTTTTATTTAGATGAGTTTGATACTTTAGTAAATGGTGCTACGCCAAGTTACAAGAGATTAAACGAAGGCGTGTATGAAGCATTTGATGGCTTGTTTGTTAATGATGCTTTTGCTGGCACGCTTGGTGCACTTGCAAGAAAAGATGTATCTGCTTTAAGCACTACACAAACTGTAGTAGGTTCCAACGTTCGTGATTCGCTTATTGCTAACTTTGGCCGTAAATCAAATGCTATTGAAGTAACTCCTGATATGCCTGAGTGGGCAGACCAGTATGCTAGATACTTTAATGCAAAACTTCACAATGACGAAGTTGCTGTTCGTATCGCTAAAGGCGAATCAGACGCAGATATTTTAGCCTGGTTCCGAAATAAAGAATCACGTAGAGAAGCGCGCCAATACAAAAAAAATGTTGCTCAGGCAATTCAAACTTGGGGCGGCGGAAGTCTATCTCGCTTTGTGCAAGCAGTGCGAGTTATGACTGAACGTAATTTACCAGACCTAACAGATGCTGGTTTAGATTTACGCAAAGCATTAATTAAAGGTAACTTAACCCCACAACAAGCATTACGTATTCCTCCAGACCTACGTGTAAGTGTTAAAGGTTTTGAGTTAATGCCTACACCAAATGTTACCGTTGAAGGCGCATATCAAAAGTTTGTAAACCTTTTCTTTAAGTATGTTGGTTCTATGCCAGAAGATTTTTTTATGCGTCATCCATTGTATAGAACAGTATATCAAAGTGAAATTCAATCTTTAGGTAATTTAATTAAAACTCAAGGTAAAGAATTAACTCCTGAGATATTACAGTCACTAGGTCGTCAAGCGCACTTTCGTGCTAACAAAACAGTTGTTGAGACTTTATATACAGTGAATCGTTTAAGTGACCCTGCACAGTTCTTTAGATTTGCTTCACCATTCTGGATGGCTCAGCAAAACTCTAGCAAGTTCTGGTTAGGTGAGTCAATTAAGAATCCACGTATTCCATATCTTGGCATTATGGCTTGGAATGCAGTTAATAAGCCAATGGATGTGCGAGATTTTGATGAATACAATCAGCGTGCTGGCACTGCTGGATTACCAATTAATACTGGTGAGCAATTATGGATTACAATGCCAAAAGGTATGGCTAAGTTTTTTGGTGTAGAAGATTTAAGAGAACTCAAGTTCTCTAAAGATTCTGCTAACTTAATCTTGCAAGGTGCAATTCCGTTTATTCCATCTTTAGGTGTGCCTATTCAGGTACCTGCTGGTATGTTAATGAAGCGTCTTGTTGGTGAGAAGTTTGACCCTAACAAAGAACTAGAAGAACTAGGTTTTATTGGCAAAACCATTCAAGAGTTTTTGGTAGGTCCACAGGTTCGTGGCCCAGAAGGTTTGCTTCCAGCAACTGCTTGGATGCGAAATCTTTATGACTGGACAAATTATGAGCAAAGCCCAAGATATTGGTCACGTGTTGAGTTAATTCTTGAAAAGCGAATGCTTGAAGTAAACGAATCTGGTGAACCAATTACAACCAAGATTGCATCAGAAATATTTAAGGATGCTACTCGTCAAGCACGTAATTCACTACGTAATGGTGTTATCTTTGGATTTACTAGCCCAGTATCAGTTCAACCTGGTTCTAAGTGGGAACTATTTAAATCTGAATACAGACTTTATGTAAGTGAGTACGGCTTTGAAGAAGGAAGCATAAAGTTTGAAGAAGAATATGGACCTGTAGTTGCAACTTATGCTAAGTCATCACTATCTTCTAACCCTGCTGGTTTACTAGCAACTAACAAAACTCTTAGAAACATTAGTGAGCACCGAGATTTATTTAATGAAATTTTTATGCGCAATAAAGCAGTTGCTGGTGCCTTGGTTAATGCTGGTACTGTAGATGAATACAGTCCAGTAGCAGACCAAAAACTAAGAGATGTTAGAGTTGATGGCCAAACCCTAAAGGGTCTAAAGAAAAACATTGTTGAGACAGAACAGCAACGTCAAGAAAACCTTGGTTGGGATAGATACATTAAAGCATCAGAACAAATTGATGCTGTGTATGTTAACGAATCTGCCGACTTTAGAACACGAGCAAAGCAAATTGCACGTGAACGTATTGCGGTAGATTATCCTATCTGGTTTGAAAGTTATGGTCAGGAAGTAAATACAAACAAAACTCCTGTAGTTCAGTCTATTATTACCGTGTTAAATAATGACAAGTTTGCTAACTCCGTTCAAGGACAAAGTTCTCTTTGGCAAGGACTTCGTAGATGGGCAGTTGCTAGAGAACAACTTGCCAGCGAAGTAACAGCATCTGGTAGACAACAGGCTGATGAACTTACATTGCTTCGCTACGAAGAAGCATCACGTAGAATCTCATTAGACCATCCAGAGTTTAGAGGATTCTTTGAGCGTTATCTTGCTGGAGATAAACTTAACAAAGTTCAGATAAGGTTGAAATAAATGATTGTTGGCAGAGAAACAAATAAAGACAAGTTAAAACCACAACCACCAAAGCCTAGTTCAGATGTTCCTACAGCAGAAGAAATAGGTGGGGCTAGTGGCTCTACAGGTGGTAGTGGCAGAGTTAAAATTAGAAGTACCACTCAATCAGTTGGGGCTGGTCGTGGCGAAGAAACAATTTCTGAATTTCTCTCTGTTGATGAAGCCAAAAATTTAATTCAAAAATCTTTAGCAACTAATGATGCCAAAACATATAATAAAATTATTCGGGCTATTGGCCCTGGATACACAAAACGCCAATACGAATCTATTTGGCGTGAAGCAGTTGATTGGGCAGTATGGAATAACGCTACTCCATTTCAGGCTATTAAAAGTGCTAACTTTGATATTGGAGTTTTGCAAGATTACAAACCAGCAGGTGCTGGAAAAACCTACACGCCAACTGAATCGGTTAGACAATACACCCCCACAGAAGGACGCAATACAGCAGTAGAAGTATTTCAAAGTTACTTGCAACGCAATCCTACCAAACAAGAAATTGAAGATTTTACAAAAGCCCTTAATAATGCTGCTATAAAAAATCCAACTACTACAACTACTAAGATAGTTAAAGGTAAAGCACAAACTACAACAACTGGTGGATTTGACCTTAAGGCATGGGCACAAGGTTATGTGTCTGCTAGATTTGCTGATGAGGGAGATAGTCTCGCCCAAAGACAGACTAATGAACTCCGTTCTATTGCTAAACAATATGGCGTAAATATGGGTGATAACTGGTACTCCTCTGCAGGAGTAAATGTTATGAGGGGTCAAGACCCTGAGAGATACATCAACGATATTAAACAACAATCTGCTTCTAGGTATAGAGCCTATGCAGATAGGATTAATGCTGGAGATACTTTAGAAAGAATCGCATCTCCATACATAAATGCTTATGCCAATTTGCTAGAGATTAATCCATACGATGTTGATGTGTTTGATAATACCATTCAACAAGCCTTACTTTCAACAGATGAAAAAGGAAACAACGTGCCTAGAAATCTATTTCAGTTTGAATTAGACTTGAAGAAGGACCCTCGCTGGTTAAACACAAAGAACGCCCAACAAACTTACAGTGGTCTTGCTAGTAAAATTCTTGGTGACTTTGGGTTGATGGGTTAATATATGGCAACTTTGCGAGAATTAGTACAGAATCAAACGAAAGATGAAGCACGTCTTGCCCAAGCCAAACGGGGTTCTGCTGAATATAAAAAAATTCAAGATAGAATAAATAGACGCCAAGAATTAATTCAACAAGCAGATGGTACTAGAGAATTTCCTGGCAGACCAATACTCCCAGAAACAACAGACCCATCACTTCAAACTCTTACTATAGATGAACCAGGTATTACTACACCTACTGGCGGTGATACTGTAGTATTCGGTGGTCAAAACTATAGCGTTGCTGATTTAATAAAAAGAATTGAAGATAGTCTTGGCGTAAGAAGTTCTGACTCTTCACCTAGTGGCCCTGGTTACGCATTAAGTATTCTACAAAATACTCGTCCTGATTTAGCAGCAAAATACGAAAGTCGTTCTGCATCTAGAGGCACAGGTGTGGAAGGCTACGGTATTATAATTAGGCCAGCAGGACAGTTTAAGGATGAGTCAACAGATACTTTCGTGGGTGCTGGTGCTGGTGCTGGTGATATTAGTGTTGGTGGCGGTAAGGTAGTACCCGTTCCACCAGTAACTTCTGCAGTAATAACTTCTGAAGCAGCCAATGCCAGAGTAATCTTTAACTCTTTATTCAAACAATACTTTAATCGTCCTGGAGACGATGCCTTTATAAAGTCTTTAACTACAGCAGTTGAAGACTACATTGCTAAAGGCTACACAGAAGATACAATTCGCGCTTTACTTCCACAGACTGAAGCATATCAGTCTAGGTTTGCTGGCAACAAAGGTCGTCAAGCAGCAGGTCTTGCTGTCTACAGTCCTGCCGAATACTTACAGGCTGAAGATACTTATGCAGAGATTCTTAATAGGTTTAACCTTGGTAAACTAGCCACACGTGAGCAGTTTTCTGACTTCATTGGCAATCGTAAGTCTGCATCAGAAGTTGCTGACTTGGTTCAGAATGTTTATGACAGAATTAGATATGCTGACCCAAACCTTAAAACACAATTAGAAACACTTAAAGAGTTTAACATATCTGAGTCAGACCTAGCAGCAAGTATTTTATCTGGAGATAAAACAGCACAAGAATTAAAGCGTAAGATTGCAGGTGCTGAGGTTGCAACAGAGGCTGGCATCCGTGGCTTGTCCACAACTAGAGCACAAGAACTTGCTAACTTAGGTGTAACCCGTGAACAGGCACGTACTGGATTTGAAGCAATTGCTCAGACAGCACCAACACTAACCAAACTTGGCCAGATGTACGGTAGCCCTGCAACTGCAGCAGACCAACAAACAGAACTTGAAAAAGAACAATTCCAAGGTTTAGCATCAGAACGCCGTAGGCGTTTGGCTGAACAAGAACAGGCTGCCTTTATGGGCAGGTCTGGTACTGCGAATATAAGCCTAGGTAGAAGAAAACCAGGCTCCATTTAGACCCTCTGCAGACCTGTCGGCCCTGCGAGAGTAAAAGTCCGATAGTAGCATCCAATACAAAGTCCCCGATTGTATTGTGGGCTGCGAACCAACAACAAACAGAATGGGAGATGGTTGCTATGAGCAACAACGAATGGCTAGATGACGAAGACTACTTGGAAGAAGACACTCACCAGAGTGATTCTGACTTAGTTAAAAAACTTCGGAAAGCCGCTAAGATAAACGAAAGACGTGCTAAGGAATTAGAAACGGAACTTGTAGGTCTTAGGACAGAACAAAGAAAGAACGTCATCAAATCCGTTCTTGAATCCAAAGGCGTAAAGCCATCAATTGCAAAATATATACCAAGCGACATAGATGCTTCTGCAGAATCTATTGAAGCCTGGTTGCAAGATAATGCTGATGACTTTGGAATCAGTTTAAGCCAGCCAAAGCAAGAAGTAGACTTGGCTGCACTGCGTCAGATAGATGCAGTAACCGCAAATGCTATTTCACCTGCTGGAATAGACGACTTAATGTTACGTCTAAACCAGGCTGAATCTGCCGAAGAAATAGAGAAACTAATCTTCGGTAGTAATTCATAACTACTATCACATAAAAGGAAACTAAATGTCAACTGTTTATACCGCCCTCTCAGGCGGAGCACAGTCAACAAACGGTGGCCTTGGTGGCGGTCAGTACGCATCCGCTTCTAACGTAGGAGCCTTCACAGCATCTAATGCTGCAGGTCTCGTTCAGAAGGCATATGACCGTCTTGTTGAGTTCGCACTTCGCTCACAACCACTACTTCGTAGTGTTGCTGACAAGCGTCCAGCGCAACAAGCAATGCCAGGTTCATCAATTGTTTTACAAATCTACACAGATTTAGCACAGGCCACAACTGCTCTATCAGAGCAAGTTGACCCTAACTCAATCGCAGTAGGTACACCTTCACAGGTTACCGTTACACTAGCCGAATACGGAAATGCTGCACTTGTAACACGCAAGTTGCAACTATTCAGTCTAGCCGATGTTGACCCAGCAATTGCTGACATCATCGCTTTCAATATGGCTGACAGCATTGACGAAGTTGCCCAGACCACACTACGTGCTGGCGACAACGTATTCTATGGTGGTGCCGCAACCTCTACAGCAACCGTCACATCAGGCATGGGATTGACTTCTGCTCTTGTTCGCAAGACAGTAGCCAAACTACGTGCAGGTAAGGCTGTTCCTCGTAAGGGTTCAATGTACTGGGCTGCCGTACACCCAGAGGTTTCACACGACCTTCGCGCCGAGACAGGTGCTGGCGGTTGGAGAATCCCTCATGAGTACCAGGCTAACAATGAAATCTGGGCTGGAGAGATTGGTGAGTACGAAGGTGCTTACTTCATCGAGTCTGCCCGTCTATACAACGCTACAGATGGTGCTACCTCTGCACGTGTATTCCGCTCATACTTTGCTGGAAAGCAAGCATTGGCAGAAGCAGTTGCAGAAGAGCCACACGTAGTGATTGGTCCTGTTACAG